CCAAACTTCATTCCAAGTAGTTTCTCTTAATTCATCACTATATTTAGTAATTTTTTTATTTATATCCAATTGTTCTTTTGAGGTTAGGTCAACAATTTCAATATAATCATCTTTATCTTCACATGGTTTTAATATAAGATTACAGTCCCAATTTAATTGTAATTCTTTTTCAGCAATTTCCATAAATTCATCTTCAGCATGCCATCTCAATATTTCAATAACTCTTTTCATATTTTTTACTTTATTAAGTCTAGATATATCTTCTTCAAATCCATATTTTTCTATATTATTAGCTGTTAATTCTAAACTTTTTGCAAATAATAATATATTGAAAGAAGAATCCCAATTTCTAAATTGCCAAAGTTCTTTTCTTAAATTCCAAATATTTTTTATAAAATGTATAATTTTATATCTAAAAAAATTATATATTTTTTCTAATTTCCATATTATAGTTTTATATAAAGGTGGTTGTGAATAAAACAATTTTGTTAAATTTGAATTATTATTTTTTATTATTGTTTTCATTATTATTTTTCCTATAATTTATATATTAAAAATTACTTTTTACCCATTCTTTCCCAATCCGGGTGATTAATTTTAAAATCATTTTTATTTATGGTATGAGATATTTTACCAGTTTTTTTATTTTTAAACCACATCCTTTTAGATGCTGCTTTACTATAACGATTCTTTGCTTCTTCTGTTCTAATTTTACCGATATTTCCTTTCCCAATATTATCTTTCCAATTTTCCTTTTCCTCTTTAGTCATTTTATAATATGAAGGTTTACCGTACATTGGATTTTTCTCCCCAGAAAAATCGGCATGATTTAATTTCATTTTCTCCCTTGTTTCTTTTGTATGAGGAATTCCCTTATTCCATGATTTATGACCAATTTGTGATATTGACATTTTTTTTCTTTCTTCTATTGTCCAAATTTTACCACCCGCTCCACCCAATTCTCTATTATAAGTATTTCTTTTTTTAACAAAATCTTCATTAACAATCTCCCTTTCTATTTTAGCTAAACTTTCATATGAATCTGCATTAATTAAAATTTCTCTTTTAAAATTTTTTCTACCATATTTTTTAATAGCTTTACGTAATATATAACCACTACCTAAATAACCATCATCTAAATTATTAGTTCCGTGTATGCCAATATAGATTTTATTGTTAACAAGATTTGTTGTTTTGTATAAAAAATAATATTTTTTCTTTATTTCTTTCATTTTAGAAACCCCCATAATAAATGTTATAATAATATATATATATATAACGCATTTTCATTATGGAAATTTCTAATTAAAAGTTACCCTCCGCAACTTGCACACACGTTAAACCTAATTCTTGTCTCCACATATTAACAACCTGATCACGATCATCTAATACAAATTTAATATAATATTTTCCTAATATATGATTATCATATAGTTCACGTTTAACAATTGAATCTTTTCTCATATCACCAGCCGTTCTCATTATTAAATCATCATATTCAATTTCATAATTATCTAACCATTGTTTAGTTAATTTACGTGCAGACCCGTCTCTTCCACTCATTAAAATAATTTTAATACCTCTCCATTTAAATAGACGTATAATATCAATAATTTCCCATTTTGGAATATCATAATGTACTTTATCCCATTCATATGGTCCACGATTTTTCATTTGTGCAATTGTTCCATCAATATCACATATAATAGCTTTTGGTAAATTACTATTTTGAGTAGCTTTAATAAATTTTGAACTATGTATTATTATATCAATTTCATTATCAAGAATCTCAGATAATCTAAATTTAGAAAATGAATTTTCAATTACAGTATTTGGAATTGGTAATTCTCTTTTAACATTTCGATCCATTGCTTCTTCTAATGTAACTTTAAATGATTTTGATTTAATTCTTATATCTATATTCAAATCATTTGCTATTTTTTTAATAGTTTCAATTGTAAAGTTAATAGTCTTCGATCTTAGATGAGTATTATCAATTACTACATTACACCCTTCATTTAGATATTCTTTAACTAAATGAAATTGTAAATTAGATGTCATAGATTCAACTTTATGATTCCATTGTTTAAAACTCAGAGCACCTCTAATCTCATCTTTATTTACACGTTTCCAATTAGAAAACATATTACATAATTTCTTAGCAAATGTTGATTTTCCTGATGCTTGTACACCCTTTAATATTAAAACCGTTTGCATATTATTCCTGTATTTTATTAAAATATGTTTTCTGTTCTGGTTTAAGTATATTCCAAATATAAGGATGAATATCTTTTTTATCTGCCATAGCATATAAAGCGCTGCGCAATCTTGGTTCAACCACAGAATTTATATAAAGAGCAAAGTTTTTTCTTGAAATATTTAATAAATGTTTAGATTCATTCCATATATTAATTATTAAAGCATTAGTTGTAAATTCCATTGATTCAAAATATTCAACTATATTTTTTACCCAATCATACATTTCATCTGGTAATTCTTTTATTAGATCATCAACACTCTCATTATTTTTTAACATTTCCCAAATAGAATAGTTAGAAACGTTTGATTTTAAATAATGTAATTTTATATAATTTTCAAATTTAATTTTTATTCTATAATTATCATCATATATTAATACATAACCTTCTTTATTTTTTATATTTTTAGATTTAAGATTATCATAAGATGACCAATGATATTGAGTAGCAGTTTTAAAATTTAAATTAGAAAAATTATCTAGTTTAGAATTTCCAGTAGAATTTTCAATGACGTCTAAAAGCACTAATTTTTCTTCATCATATTGAACTACAATTTTATTTTCTGGATATATAATTTCAAATAAAAAGGTATATATACCCATATACGGACGTAATTTCCATAGTTCATCTAAATATTTTTTATTTAATATTTCTGAACCACGTATAGCTTGTTCAGACTCAAATGAACCACGTGTTGCTATACCCAACGATCCATCAACTTTTTCAGATACTCTTAATGGTTTTTTGTCTTTATATTTGTTAAAAATATCAGGCCATTTAGTTTCAATTTCTTCCCAATTATAAAATTTTTCAAATGGTCGACATATAATATTGTCTTTAGAATCTATTATAAGCCCTCTACAAAGGCGAGTAATATCATTCCAAGCACTATCATAGCTACACTTAGGTGTATAATTAAGAATCCATAGATCCCACTTAGGATGTTTACGCTTAGTGATATTACCGGCTTGTATTTCTGATTCATAATTTAAAAATTTCATTTATAATCCTTTATTATTCATCATCATATTCAAATTCACAGTGTTCACCACAATTGGGACATATATCATAATCAGTATTATAAATTTCAACACCACAACAATTAGACATTGGTCTATTATTTTTATAAAAATCAGATTTTACTTTTGTTTTATGTTTAACTCTTTCTTTATCGATAAAAACTTCTTTAATTGCAGTCTTAATTAATCCAATAATATTCATAGCAGCTTCAATTCTTTTCATATCTATTTCCTTTTTAATTTAACTTATAAATTTAATATAATTATTTTTTTCATCAATGTAAATAGAATTTTTAAATTTTATTTAAACAACACTTTTTATCTTTTATTAAAATTTGAATAATAATTATATATTTTATTAAAATCATCTTCATTATCATATTCACGATAAGCAAATCCTTTAAATATAGCACCTTCTAAAAATGAATTATTTAAAATATTTCCTAAAACCATTGATTCATTAGTAGATTTTGAATCATATAAAACTATATTATTTCCATTATTATCAGTAGCAATAACTAATTGTAAACCTTCGTTTAAATAAACATATTCAGTTATTTTTACTATTCTTTCATTAGACATATTTAATCCTTTTTTTTTATTTACAATTATTTATGTAAGATAATGTAGTAACATATATTTTTTCAATGGCTTTATAAAGAGCAGAATCAAATTTATCAATTAAAGTTTTAACCATATCTTTAGTCCAAATTTGCCCATTAACTAAAGCTTTAGTTTTTTTAAGTTTTAATTTTTTTTTCCATTTCCTTTCCTTTTTTAACTTACAATATAAATATAAGAATAAATATCGGGAATGTAAATAGAAATTTGAAAAAAATATGATTTAGTTTAGGTTTAAACTATTAATTTTTTCACTAATTTGGACTATTTCTTCTTTTAATTTAATTATTAAAGATTTAACATTTTTAATTTGATTGATTATATGGATGTCTATTTTTTTAACTCTAAATTATATAAAAATTTATATTATAAGTTTAAACTTAATTCAGAATTCGAATGTTTTAATTAAATTTTCATTATTTTTCATTTAATTGTTCCAATTTATAATCTTTAATTCCATTTTGATATGCTTCTGATATTAAATTATTAGTTTGATATATTATTAAAGCTAAAAAAAATATTATAGCTATAAAAGAAAATCCAACCCAACTCTCTTGATTTGATTTTTGAACAGCACCAATCAATAAAATAATTAAAAATATAATAATTATCGAACAAATTATAATTCCAAACATAATAACCTCTATTTAATTTTTAATCCGGGAGTACCTATCATAATTTTTTCAACCCATTTACCGCCAATGTTTCTTTTATATTTAAAATCATCAATTGACTTAATCTCTTTATTAGGTAATATTTTCATAACCTTAGAAGGATGTATTGTTATTTGTTTTAAAAATTTATCACCAAGCTGTGTTGTTATAAAATGGAAAGTTTTTCCTGAATATTCATTATAAGCTCTATTCCAATGTATATTCATCTTTTAACATCATAGTTAACATTTATTTACCTTTTGATTTGACTGGTTAAGAATAACTAATTTATATTTGTTAATAAACCAATATAATTCATCTTCATTTATATAAATCCATAAAAAATATGAAGGACTATGATATGTTGAAAAACCAATTTCTAAACACCATCTATATCTATCTGGAAATTTTTTCCATTCAACATATCCACGTCTATGAATTATAACAAAATGAGATGAATCATCTAATTTTTTAACTATATCTTCCCAAGACATGTCGATATATTGTCTAGCCCAGGATTTATTACAATCTAAAATATCTACATTCCAACTTATACACTTATCTTTAGCATCTTGTAAAATAGAAATTTTATCTTGGAGTGTTAATTTAGAAACATCATAAAACACATCTGGAAAATATTCATTCATTTTAATAACCTATTTATTATAATTGGTGCAGATAGCGAGAATCGAACTCGCATCTTAGCGTTGGCAACGCCACATAATTAAACCATTATACGATATCTGCAGTTAATTAAAAATTTTAATTAATTTATTAAATTTTTTATATTCCCTATGAATTATTCATATTTATATTCTTTTATTTTTTGTACCCGCCACAAGATTCGAACTTGTACCTGATGGTATGTAACACCATAGCTCTCCCATTAAGCTAGACGGGCATGTGTCTACGTAATAGGAATCGAACCTATGTCCTTCCGTGTATCAGACGGATGCTCAAACCTACCGAGCTCTACGTAGATTATTATTAAATATAATATTATTTTCTAAAATTTATTCTATATCATATATAAATGTTTCATATTCATTTAAACAAATAAATTCAGTTCCTAATAAATTTTTTCTAACTGATTTATGCATGTGTCCAAATATCCAAAGTTTAGGTTGATGTATAGCAAACATATTATTTAATACTGTTCCTGTTAAACTTGGATTTAAAACTTTTCCTATGAATAATTGCTCAAATATTACATCTGGACATGTGTGCGTAATTACGATATTCGGTTTTGCTAATTCATATTCTTTTAAAGCCATTTCACATTTTGTATATGTTAATTCTTCTTCTTCCCACCAATCAATTCCAATTGTTCTCCGTGCTTTATCTATACTATAAGCTCCTCGTAAGAAAAAGAACTGAAATGGTCCCAATTGATACATACCATAGTCACCTAAATAATGTGGAATTTGGTGGCTTAATATATAGTCATAATCATCATGATTACCACCCAACACTTTATGTTGCATAGAGCTCACTCTGGTATCATTTTTCAATTTAGACCATGTTTCACTAAAACCAAAATCCCCTACTTGAATAGTATAATTATTTCTATTCTTATAAAGAATTTGTTTATATCTTTTATAATTTCTGTGAATGTCTCCAATAAATGTAACTTTCATTTCTATTCCATATCTGATATATAAATACATTTTTTATTTAATTCTTTTGCAACAACTTCTGCAACATTTGCAATACTATATCCTAAAAAATCTTTCCATTGTGTATTCGGATTCATTATAACACTAAAATCTCCAGATCCTATTTTAATGACATCTGATTTCCAATCTACATTAAAATAGTCTAAAAAATCTGTGAATCTAATTAATTCTTCTTTTGTCATTTTTTATTATCTCCACTATCAGAGCTCAGTATCGGAATCGAACTGATATCACATCCCTACCAAAGATGTATTTTAACCTGCTAAACTAACTGAGCATTGGTACTCCCACCTAGATTCGAACTGGGACTTTCGGCTTCTAAAACCGCTATCTCTACCAATTGGATTATGGGAGCAAAATTAAAACCGGTGGTAATACCTATCTTTATATTATATAGGCCTATTTGATAAAGATTAAAGATTAATTGGATTCGAACCAATGTCACCGCCTCAAACGGTATCCTATCCACTAGACGATAATCTAAGGTATTACCTATTTGAGGAAGGTAGAGGTGTCGATCCCCCACCCTTTCGGGCGCATATCGGTTTTCAAGACCGATTGACAGGCCGCTGTCGTACCTTCCAATATTAAAATTAAATATACTAATAAATAAACTAAATGTAAATAGAATTTAAAAAAAAAATAAACTATTTCGTACTTCCAATAGGATTCGAACCTATACCATAGATAGCTTTTGAAACTATCGCCTCTACCAATTGGGCTATGGAAGCGTTTTGTACCGTCGATAGGACTCGAACCTACACGCCAATAAATGACACTGGTTTTTAAGACCAGTCTGTATACCATTCCAGCACGACGGCATTTGTAGCAGTGAAGGGAATTGAACCCTAAATCTGTTCCTTATGAGAGAACCGTGTTAAACCAATTACACCACACTGCCATATGCTGACCCAGTAGGACTCGAACCTACAACCCTTCGGTTAACAGCCGAATGCTCTGCCATTGAGCTATGGGCCAATAAATATTATATAAACAATAGGGCTGACAGCCTAACTGAATTCTCCTATTCTAAAGCTAAGTTTATATAATTAATTATATTAACATAATTATTGAACATTAATGTTCAGAATTAATGTTACTCTGTGGAACCCATCGGATTCGAACCGATATCCGCAGGGTTTCAACCTACAGCTGCACCCTATTCCAGCAACAGAGTTCCATAGTGGTACCACCTGAACTTGAACCATGATCTTTCATATTAAAAGTATGATGATTTAATCCATTTAATCTATGGTACCAATTTATATTGTAAAGTATACTTTACAATAGAGTACTCGCCCGGATTCGAACCGGGAGTTTAAAATCTGGTTTTGCAGACCAGCCCCTTAACCATTCGGGTCACGAGTACTTAAAAACTATCTAAGAAATTTTCTTTTAACAAATTCTTTAAAAACTTCTTCTGCTATTTTTTCTCGAACTGTTTTAGAAGATAAATTAGCATCTTTAAATTTTTCTAAAACATATACAATTGTTTCATATACTGAAAACACAATAACCTCATTTTTATATTGAACTCCTGGAGAGATTCGAACTCTCATTTTCAATTCCATTACCAGCTAATAGGTTCGTAGCCTAAGCGGATTACAGGAGCATTTATTAAACTTACCCTCTCCTTTTTTTCATTACTAGATCATAACCTTTTAGTATCGGAGAGGGTATGGCCATATATGATTTTAAAATCATATCATAGTCCTAATTGATACTAACCTAGTTATAATCCCAATTGCCCGACGGGGAGAGATTCGAACTCTCATTATACGGTTTTGGAGACCGCTGCATCCCACTCTGCCACCCGCGGATATTTTTAAAATAACATTTTACATTTATTAATAATTTTTTTAAATTCGGTTTTATAATTACTACTATTTAATTCATTGGAACTAATTCTTAAAACTTTCCATCCATTTGATTTTAAAATACGATCTCGTTCTTTATCTTTTTTCTTTCTGTTTTTATGAAAAAATTCCCCATCATATTCAATATTTATTTTATTATCTTGATCAACAATATCCATCCAATAATCATCGACCTTATGTTCATATAACAAATTTTTATTATATGATTTTAACTTATTATATAATTCATTTTGCCAATAAGATTTTTTACCGGCACATAATCTATTAGGATGTTGTTCAGGATGTAATTTAAATCTTTCTTTTTGAATATTACTTTGATATATAATGTAGCATTCTTTAGAACATGTTTTATTATTTTTTTTTATATGACAGTTTTTTATTACAAACTTTACAATAAGAAGGATTTTTATTGTATTCTTTTAATAATTTTTCATGATATTCTTTTGAGTTATATACTCCATAAATAGGGTTAAAATTTTTATATGCAGATTTAATTAAACTATCTCTGCCTTCTTTACTTAAATTGTATGTATAACCTTTTCTATTTTTATTTGTACATGAAGCAGAACAACTATGATTACAAAATTTGCCTTCTTTTTTTGAGTATTTTAAAATTTTATTACAGTGTTTACAATAATTTGGATTTTTATAATATTCTTTTTGTTTTTGTTTAGAGTTTTCATTGAGTGTTTGTTTGATTTTAGAATAATCTCTTAAATATTTGTTAACATAATAACTCCTACATGTCAAAGAACAATAAACTTTCTTATCAGAATCTTCCAACATTACATTGCATTCTATATTTTTACATTTATGCATTTTAACTTTCCTGTTTATTATAAATATAAGGAAAGTGGAAAAAACTTAAATTGAAGCCAATAAAAATGGTGGACCCGACTGAGTACGATTCAGCAACCTCTGCATTGCAAGTGCAGTGCTCTCCCAATTGAGCTACAGGCCCATTATATTATTTTTTATTACAATCATCACAAAGAACTTTTATCCATCTACCAACTCTTTTTTTTCCTGGCTTTCCACACATTTCACATATTTCATATGATTTATTCTCAGCTCTTGATATAGCATTAAAAATTTCTTTGGTTCCACCATTAATATAAAATCTTAACCCGCCGAATTTTTCTTTAACCTGACATATTTGTTTGTCCCATCCTAATTCAATTAGTTCTTCTATTAAATCTTTAACTAATTGATACCACCCTTCTCCTATTTCAAAAAACCAAGCAGATGATATAGGCTCTCTATCAACAAAATATCCATTTTCAAGTCCACCTATAGACTCTAAATATTTTTCAAATTCTTCTTTTGTCATTTAAATTTTTCCTTCATTATATATTTTTTGAAAAATTAGTACCAAATTTTTTGTCGTGATTAATTAACTCTTTGTTGGCAACTTTAATTAATTACATTAAAAAATGAGGTGATACTTTGTCTATAATTTGATCAATAAATTGTTTAGCTGATTGATCAAAATTTCTCCAAAGTTCTTCTTCATATTTATCTGAATCAAACATCCATATATCTTCTAAATGATCTTTTCTTTCAAAAATATGAATTATAGCTAATGTATTTTTATCCAACTGAATTGGTGTTCTAATTATATTATTATTTGTCATTTTTATATATTCCTTTTTGGTAGAGCTATTTGACAGAATCGAACTGTCTTCCCCCCACCTTACCGATGCGGCGTTCATCCATTGAAGCGCTAAAGAGCATATGTTATAACATTATGTAGTATCACGTGACGCAGGAGGGAATCGAACCCTCTTACCGTTTGGAACTAGCTTGAAAGGCTAGTGACTCGACCTATATCGTCCTCTGCGCCATTTATTTTTTCTAATAAAATATTTTTATTAATATTCCATTCTTGTTTTTGCATTAATAAAATCCAATTTAAATTGTTTTGTTTAACTCCATATATAGTTTTTTCTTTTTTATCACCAAACCAATATCCTTTAGTTTCTAAATATAAATTTTCGTTTATTAAAAAATCGGGGATATAATATGTTTTTTTATTATTCCAAATAAAATAAAATCGTTTTGTATTTCTTTTCCATTTTATATTATGTTTATCTAAAAATTTAGCAACTTCTATTTCAAATGGAGAATCAAAATATTGTTCTTTATAATAGTCTCCTTTTGTTCTACCAGCACCTTTTCTGTAACCACCACATTTTCCGGGTAATATAATCTTTAATTTATTAGAAATTAATTTGTTTTTACATTTATCACTACAAGTTTTTTTAGTACAATTAGATTTAATTTTAAAATTAGTTTTACATATAATACACTTTCTTTCAATCTCTTCATATATAGTATATTTTCCTGTTAATGTATTACTAACTTTTTTATTAATTTCTTTTCTTTTAGATTTAGTACTAAATCCATTAGAACACTTTATATTACAAAATCTTCCTGTTGCAAAACTACCATCATGTTCATTTCCACAATATTCACATTTATTATTCATTTTTATATTGAACCTATTTATTTAATTTGATTTATAAATAAAAATATATAATTCAAAAAAAAAATGAATATTTTTTAATATTAAATTGTTATCGTGACTGGTTTGAATCAGTGTCTCCTTACCTGGGTAAGTGTTTTATCTATTAAACTACGCGACATAAAATCTTAATTATCTACAATTGGTTTTGAATCCAATAACCTCTGTATAACTAACAGTGCTTTTACCTTTAAGCTATATAAATAATTAAGAAGCTTTTAAATAAGGATAATCTATATCCTCTAATTGTTGTTTATATGATTCTTCTTCTTTTAATTCTTGTATTGTTAAACTATCCTTTCCTTTAAATCTTTTTCTAGGATTTGAACATATTGAACAATTACAAACTTTAAGATGATTATGATTTTTAATTGCTTGTTTTTTTCTCCAAGCTTCTTTTTCTTCTTCTGTCATATTAAATAATGACCATTCTTTATAAATTTTTATTGCTTTAGCAATTTTCTTTTTTCTTTCATTGCGTCTTATTGCTCTTTTGTTTTTTATCTTCATATATAATGATTCCCATATTTTATAAGAACTAATAATAAATATATTAAAGAATTCAATTGTTGTCTTGCTAAGATTTGAACTTAGACCGGACGAGTCAAAGTCGCCTGTGCTTCCATTACACCACAAGACAATATAATGGAATCGAACCATTTAACCTCGCATCTGGGAAGGCTGTTATCCAAACAATTTATAATTAAGGAATCGAACCTTAAACTCTCCAAGCAAGTAGACAACCAGTCTTTCTATATTAAATATAATAATATTAATTCCACATTGCCCACCGTCTTTTCTTTAAAGTTACGCTTACTACTAATAAATTATTAGCGAACGATTGCCGGCTGGATATTGGTTCTTCGTCAAATATTATTATTTTGCCCGGCGCCGCGGAATCGAACCGTACTCTTTCTTGCAAACAACAAGATGTGCTACCATTACACTAACTCCGGATATAAAGCTTTTTTGGCAGTCAACTAAGGGAAAGCTAATAACCTTATAGTAGTACGTTTTACGAAGAGCTGTAGCAATTTCGTCATAAGAATTATCGGGCCTATGAACACGACTTAAGTTACAACCCCATATCGTATTAACGGATGATATGATATACGGCATTTAACGCATTACTACGGACTTATAAAAACTTTTTTATTATCATTCCCCTATACCAATCTTTAGGAATTAGATCTTCCTTTTTAATTTTTTTATTTTCTTTCCCATTAGTTATCCACGCCGTCCCAAACTGAGAATTTGTTTCACCAACTTGATGTTTATTTTTTTTATGCGTTTCTGACATCTTTTTCTTTGTTTCTTCTTTATGAATTTTACCAGTCCAATTTGGAAGAGTATTTTTTCTCCTACCATCTTTATATTGTTGTTTAAGGTTTTCAGACATTGCTGCTTTAATTTTTTTTGCAAATTCTTTATCATTTTTCAATCTATTCGCGAAAGCTCCACCACCACATTGTGATCTATATTTTTGTTGTGAATCTGATATAAAACCACCTTTACCACCTTTCATTAGATTCATACATCTTTTATCAGTCAACATTATTTCATTAACTATTTCTTTTTCTCTATTAACTAAAGATTCTCTATCAGGTAAAAATTCTAAAATTTCTTTTTCATGATAATCCTTTCCATATTTTCTAATTGATTTTCTTAATCGTGTACCACTTCCTAAATATCCATCATCAATGTTATTAGTAGAATGCATTCCAATATAATATCTTTTTGTTATAAAACAAACTGTGCGATAAATATAATGGATATTATGTTTCTTTCTTGGCATTTGTATACCTCCTTAATATTTGTTATAAATATATAACGAATATTAAAAAAGGTACATAAATGTGTCCGGCGGTCCTGACGAGGTTCGAACTCGCTCCGCCCGATAGACAGTCGGGTATGCTAAACCATTAACACCACAGAACCAAATAAATAATCACTGCGTTCTCTTTTATGAAGTCATTAATACATGACTTTTTTACATCACAACCAAATATACATTTGGACTTTTTGGAGCACCCGTGATTATTAGATCTCCCTCCAGGTAACGATCCCGGTTCCCCTGTTTACAAGACAGGACATCATCCATTAAATGCTTAGGGAGAATAAAATGCTTTTTTAACATCACCAAGGAAAAATAATAACCTTTATTACTCCTTAATGATATGTGCAATTTTAATCGCTATAATAATTGGATATTATAGAAACCAACTTTTGTTTAAGTCAAAGCTAAACTTCCATATGATTATCGAAGAATATGGACTACATCTTTTAACATAAAGAGAAACGGACTAAATTTATTATAATATTTTTTTAAAATTTTCTATTTGATTATATAATTTATTTTTATTTTTTTCATTAATCGGATTAAACCATTTAATTCTAAACACTCTATAACCATTCTGTTTTAAAAAAGAATCTTTTTCTTTATCTTTAATTTTTCTTTCTTTTAAATTATGTTGTTTCCCATCTATTTCTAATGCTATATTAGAATCAATGATTTTAAAATCAATAAAATATTTACCACATTTAAATTCTCTTTCAAATTTAATTTTTTCTTTTGTTAAAAGTTTAATAAAATAACTTTCTGGATAGCTTGGTTTTAATTTATATCTCTCTTTCCATCCAACATGAATACCTTCTTTTATTGCTTTATTAACAGAATAAGAACTACTACAAGATCTTGAACAAAATCTTTGTTTTTTATTAATTGATTTAAATTCGTTTCCACATTTTTGACAAATTAAATCATTTAATAATCTTTCGTTTCTACATTTTTTACAATAAACCGGTCTTTTTTTACCAGTTTTTTTATGTACATTCAACTGAATTCCACAGACGTTGCATGATCTTGTTATAATACCGTTAGATAAATTTGCTCTTTTTTTAGCAAAAAATATATTAGAACATTGATGGGAACATGTTGTTTTTAGTGCTCTTTCATTTAAATGATTTAAATAGGTTTCAAATTTTTTATTACAAACTGGACAGATTTTAAATATTTTTTTATATTTACGCGTTGAGGGTCTAGTCCCTAAGTTAGGTAATATTAATTTATATTTAATTATAATATCATTGATTATTTTTCCAACATGCCCATTTATATATTTATATCCTAAAAGCTTGGCTATTTCAAATTTACTAGAACATTTTTCTATTTTATTTAATAAATCTTTATCCATATATTATAAATATAATCAAAATAAATTATTTGTCAAAATATATTAACTTAAACTGAATTATTTTTGAAAGTCCGAGTAGTGAGAGTCGAACTCACGGACTCATTAAATGAGCTGGATCCCAAGTCCAGGCGGCTACCATCTACCGGTTTATACTCGGATATTATTATTGTAGGCAGTAAAGGAGTTGAACCTTTCTACTGGATATAAGCTCGAGGGGATACGAGAGCATTTTTAATTTTTTGAATATCTTTATTAAATAACATTATTAATTTAATATTATTTTGTTCTTTAACCAATCCTAGTTTTTCTTTGTCTTTTTTACTAAAATATCCTTTTACTTCAATATGAGTATCATAATTTGGTAAATAAAAATCTGGAGTATATGTTTTATTATATTCACCATTATTATATTTCAAATAAACCTTTCTTATCCATAGTATATTATTTTTATTCAACCATTCTGCAGTTATTTTTTCCCAGCTGCCTCTGACAATAAATTCTTCCCCCTTTATATTTTTTATTTTATACCATTTAATATTTTTGTAGCCACCATTTCCAACTTCTTCTAAATATTTTGATCTTTTTTCTGATAATATTTCTCGTACTTTCTTTTTAGTTGCTGGATTATTTTTTCCATAAAATTTAGCAGCTGCACCATTTTTCAATTTATCTGACATACTCTTAACTCTTTCGTCTGTCTCTTTTGTTAATCCTTTATTCCATCCACCACCTGTATTACCACCATTATTAATAATATTATTTTTTAATTTATTTTTATGAGATTTTCCATCGTCAGTATGGTTTAACCATATATGAGTACTTATTCCATTTTTATTATATTCTTTGCCACAATAAGGACAATTATATTTATTATTTTTATTTTTTCAATTTTCATTTATATGATTAATTTTTTTTACAATACCCTTACATACGGTATGATGTTTATTGAAATTATTTAATCCTATTAATCTATTACATTTATTACATTTTTCAAATTTCATTTTCATTCTTCAATTTATTTTATATAAATATAAAGAATTTCAATTTTTTAATGAAGGCACGTAATCATACCGATATACTAACTGCCCCAATTAATTGCGGAAGATGAAGGGATTGAACCTTCGCATCTAATTAAAGATGACCTTGGTTTAGCAAACCAGTACATTACCTCTCTGCCAATCTTCCTTAAAAATCTTCCCAGGTTTTGCCTTTAAACTATGATTATAATCAGGGATGCATTTAACTATAACCACGCCTCTCTAATTCTTGATCTTTGAACTAGTCCTTAACCTGGGCGAAGGAATCGAGGAGATTTTATTATTATTTTGTACTCCCGGCAAGACTTGAACTTGCATTTTCAGTTCCATTACCCTATATCTGTTTAGAAGACAGATGGGACTACGGGAGTATT